GGCAGGATTAATTCCTCCAAAGATTAAAGAACTTGCTGATATTGGAGATTCATGGTATCCTTCTATGGAACCTGGAGATATGTTATTTTTCCCTTCATATCTTTTGCATGGAGTAACTCCTCATCAAAGTGATGAGATTAGAAAAACTTTATCCTTTAATATAACGATATAGTTATGGAATTTGATTCTACTTTTTAATGAAAACTTTCACTTCGATGAGGATTGTAGGCAGCATTGGAGTCATTGTTGCTTACTTCGTTATCCTTCATATTAATGTTCTAGCAGGTGTGATAATTAATTTTATCGCTGACCTGATTTCAATCCCATACTTTGTAAAGACAAAAGCGTGGGATGTTGTTATAATGTTGTCGTTTCTGCTGGTAATCAGCACTAGCAAACTTTTATCATGAGTGATTTTATCTGGGTAGAAAAGTATCGACCACAAACAATCGAAGATTGTATTCTCCCTGAGTCTACTAAAAAAACTTTTAAAGATTTCCTAGATAAAGGAGAGATTCCTAATATGCTTCTTGCTGGTCCTCCAGGTATTGGAAAGACTACAGTAGCAAAGGCACTTTGTAATGAACTGGGGGTAGATTTTTATGTCATCAATGGATCCGATGAGGGACGTTTTCTCGATACGGTCAGAAACAATGCGAGAAATTTCGCTTCGACCGTCTCGCTTACGGCAACTGCTAAACACAAAGTCATCATCATTGACGAAGCAGACAACACTTCCAACGACGTACAACTCTGTTTACGGGCGTTTATTGAGGAGTTTGCTAGTAACTGCAGATTCATCTTCACCTGCAATTACAAAAACAAAATTCTTGAACCCCTCCATTCCCGATGTGCTGTTGTGGAATTCGGAATCAAAGGAAAAGATAGACAAACCATTGCCGCTCAGTTCTTCAAACGTCTCCAAGAAATCTTGGGTACAGAAGGTGTTAAATATGATAACAAGGTCCTGGTAGAACTTGTCAACAAACACTTTCCTGATTGGCGTAGAGTTCTCAATGAGTGCCAACGGTACTCTGTGAGTGGAAAGATTGATTCTGGAATCCTTGCTACGTTCTCTGATGTTGCTGTAAATGAATTGGTTAAAAATCTCAAGGTTAAAAACTTTGGTGAAGTCCGAAAGTGGATCGTTAGTAATTTGGATAATGATACTACTGTACTTCTTCGCCGTATTTATGACTCTCTTTACGACGCCTTGGTTCCTGGCAGCATTCCTGCTGCTGTCCTTGTTCTCGCTAAGTATCAGTATCAAATGGCATTCGTTGCGGATCAAGAAATAAATATGCTTGCGTGTTTAACTGAACTTATGGTGGAGTGTGAGTTCAAATGAAAAAGAAAATTGATAAACTTATTAATAAATCTCTAAGATTTCATCATCGAGATATTCATGAAGAATTCTCTAAAATGAAACTTCGGGCACAAGTAAAATCTAAGTGGTATTATATTTTCTGGGGTATGGCAACAATTGCTGTTGTTGCTGGACAATTTTATGTCGGTTCTGGTTATCGCGTAATGTCCGAAAGTGTAAACTCGCTTATTGAACATGAGTCTTCTAAACATTAATATGAATAATCTGGTGGAACCAAAGGTTAAAACAACTCCCGAACTTGTGAATGAAGCAAATTTTGGTTTGTTTCGTGCTAAAATGACTCTACCTGCTGCCGCAAAACATTGTGGTATGACTCAGAAAGAAATGAAGATGACTTTCTGGGAATTTTTGAAATATCATCCTGTTGATTATGAATTATGAAATCATTAAAGACGCCTCTTAGATATCCAGGCGGGAAGTCTAGAGCATGTAAAAAAATGGATGTATACATCCCAGATCTTCGTGACTATAAAGAGTATCGTGAACCATTTCTTGGTGGTGGTAGTGTCGCCATTCATATCACCAAGAAGTATCCTCACCTTGATGTATGGGTCAATGACCTATATGAACCTCTTTATAATTTTTGGGTGGTTCTTCAAAATGATGGATATGCCCTATATAAAAGACTTCAAGAATTAAAGTCTAGATATCCTGATCCTGCTTCAGCAAAAGGACTATTCTTAGAAGCAAAGGATGTAGTGGGCAATTATGATGAATCAAATCTATTCCGTGCTACTGCTTTCTATGTTATTAACAAATGTAGCTTTAGTGGTCTCACTGAATCCTCATCATTCAGCAAACAAGCAAGTGTTTCAAACTTCTCAATGAGAGGCATTGAAAAACTACCAGGATATACTCAAATAATTAAGAACTGGAAAATTACTAATTGGTCTTATGAATCGCTCCTTACTAATGACGAAGAGTGCTATACCTACCTTGACCCGCCCTACGACATTGGAAGTAATCTCTATGGGAAGCGGGGGAGTATGCATAGCGGGTTCAACCATGATGATTTTGCTGCTGACTGTGTTCAGTATAGTGGTGCTCAACTTATTTCTTACAATTCGTCTCAACTTATTAAAGAACGATTCAAGGAATATGAAGTAAGTGAGTTTGAACTTACTTATACAATGCGTTCTGTAGGTGAATACATGCGCGAACAAAAGCAACGAAAGGAACTTTTACTTTTTAATTATGAACCCAGAACTGAAGGATTGGTTGAACAGCATCAATCAGACCAAGAAGAATCTGATTGAAGAAGATTCTTCTATAGAAAAAACATACCCTCCATACATTGTCAATCGTTGCCTCTCTGGACATCTTGATTGTATTATGTTCGTGAATGAAATGAACAAGTATAATTTTCTTCCAAAGAGGATGCAATATGAATTTTTGCTAAATAGTCTGAGGAAAAAGAAGAGGTTTTCTCCCTGGCTCCGACAAGATAAGATCGAAGATCTTGATTATGTCAAACGTTATTATGGTTATAGTAATGAAAAGGCAAAGCAGGCTCTGAAAATTCTTACAAAAGAACAACTTAATTTTATTAAAGCGAAATTTGACATTGGAGGAAAAGATGAGTGTGGTTCAAGAAAACGAAGTAAAGTGGAAACCCGATCAAATGGTTGAGGTTCTTCTTAGAGAACCAGACGATTTTTTAAAAGTTCGTGAAACTTTAACGAGAATCGGAGTCGCATCAAGAAAGGAAAAGAAGATCTATCAGAGTTGTCATATTCTTCACAAGCAAGGAAGATATTTTCTTGTTCACTTTAAAGAACTATTTGCATTAGATGGAAAGCACGCGAATTTGACAGTTAATGATGTTCAGCGTCGTAATCGTATTGCACAACTCCTTGCTGATTGGGGTTTGATTGAAATTGTTGATGTATCTAAGATTCAAGACATTGCACCTTTAAACCAAATAAAAGTGCTTTCCTATAAAGACAAGCACGATTGGGTTTTGGAAACTAAGTATAATATTGGTTCCAAGAAGAAGAAGGTTGAAGAAACTCCTAAATGAATAGCATAGTTTTTGGATTACAAGCTCCTTTCATAAAAGCATCACTTCGTGACCATGACCAATAAGATTTTTGGAATCTTTCTGCAGTCATCCAGGCATGAGTAAAAACTTGAGAGAATCTTAATATATCTTCTGGAAAATTTTTACTAATTGAAGGTCTGTGGAAAAAGATGCCAGGATAGAACGTGCAAGTATTATATTCTGCGGGAAGAGTAAACCATTTCCTCCATTCTTTTGTAGTATTTTTTTCTTGATCCCATATTCCATGTTCTGAAAATCTGCTGTCAAGAGGAATATCATGGGAAAGATTTGCTGAAGGATCCACTTCGTGACCGCTTAATTGAAGAACATTATTAAAGTGGTCAAAAAATTCTTGAATAAACTCATCCTCGCCTGTGTGCCGTTCAATAAATTCTTGTACATAAAATATTGGTTTATGATTTTTATACTGGTAGGTATAAAAATCAGTTCCTTCTGGAACATTTTTTGACAACCAGACGTTAAAACCTATGTTGAAGGTATCAAAATGTGGAATTTGTGATGCAGTGGTCGCATCCATACCTTTCCAATAGAAATTATTGTAAACATCCCAAAAAGCAATATCAAATTCGGTAGTAAATCTACCTTCACTCTTTATAACTTCTTCCTTAGTTACTTTTGTTTTGTGAGGAAATCCTCCCCTTTGTAGAGCACCATGTAGATATTTGTATAAGTGTCTCAGAGATTTATTTACATCTAAACCAGCATATCCTTGTATTCCTGGAGAATTGCTATGAACAGATCTATCTGTAAATGTAGTATTTTCGGATCTTCTAACTAAAGGATAGTTTTCAAAGAATGCTGCAACTCCTTCAGGATCTTTATAGAAGTTTTTAATTATTCCATATCTTAATTTTGATTTTTTTTCAACATAGAACTTTTCTTCTATTGATGGTGATAACTCAAAAATTCTTCTAATGTTTTCTTCAGTATATACTTTGTAATTGTGCAGCAGTTTCATTACAAGTCAATGTGGTAATTTATATCTTATATATGTATCTTTACCAAAGGTCTTTCTACATAACCGAATAAAAAAATTACGTGGTTTACTACCTTGTTTTTTTGTTCTATGATATAAATATGTGTGATTGCCTTCGGGGATCACACAACACAAACTCGCTTTTAAAGGAGCTACCATAATGGGAACTATTCAAAGGTTTCATAGTGCAGACTTGCCTTCTCTTATTGATCGTATAAATAAATACAGCATTGGCATGGATGATTACTTTGATCGTCTTCAAACGCTGCATGAAACGACAAGCAATTATCCTCCATTTAATTTAATTCAAGTTAGTAATGTCGAATCTAAACTTGAATTAGCACTCGCAGGATTTAAGAAAGCAGAAGTCTATGTCTACACTCAAGACGGAAAACTCTTTGTCGAAGGACAACAAGAAGATAAGGAAACAGAAGCAACATTCGTCCACAGAGGAGTGGCTCAGAGATCTTTCACCAGATCTTGGACCCTCTCAGATGAAACGGAAGT